TTCATCTGTATGAGCATATAACCCGGCCATGTGACCAGATAATGGAATTCATCGATATTTTTTAGAATATTCATCAAAAACTTCGATTCAGTTTCCGTAGAGAGCTGCATAAGAAGTATTAGGATTGAAAGTAGAACCGTCCTGACCACGTCTTCATTTTACCATATCTAAAGTTTCAGATCCTTTGTTATTGACTACTAATTCTCTTGGAACATCAAGAATAGCAAAAGAATCTTTTCTAATAACTTCAGCAAGGTTGATTAAATATCTTTTAATATCTACTGATTTTGCAGAATCAATGAAAAGGTTTACATCAATTTCTTCTGGATTAGAATAAAGATCATAGGCGGCCATACAAGCAGCAGTTTCTCCAGCTTCTATAGAAACATCAGAATGTCTTCCAAAAACTCCATTATTTCCACCTGTAAGTGCATAAAACTTTTTCATTGCTACACCAATAGCGGGATTATCATCTTCTGATGTAGTAACAAATAATGGATTAATAGCGATTTTGATATATTTACTTTCTTCATTAATTTTTGATTCTACAAAAAGACTTTCACCTTGATCGTTGATTTCTGTTTCATCTGAAGAAACAATAAATGTTTCTACATCTTCTCAAAGATTTGATCCTTGATCTTTTGCCTGAATAACAATAGTAAATTGTTTATCTGAAGTCATTGGAGTATCATAACTAGAAATAGCAGAAAAAGCTAAACTATTATCATGTCCAACATCTCCATAATCAGGATTATTTTTATATTCTGTATACATTGCTTGTGCTTGAGCAGAAGCTTCAGCAGAAACAGTAGTTCCTGATGGCAAATCAAAAGTTTCAGTGATAGTATCAAAGTATTTAATAGCTGTATAAAGATCATTATTATAAACTAAAACTCTGATATCATTACCTCATTTACCTCTTGAATTAGCCATAATTCAAAGAGGTTCATCAGCACCCATTAAAGTATCTACTTGTTCAGAAAAAAGAGAAACATCAGTAGTACCTAATGAAGTATAAGAATAATCGTCTGCTGAGCCAGCGACTGAAAAAGTAAAATTAGGCATATTGTCTGTGCCTGATCCATAGCCAGATAAGATTTTTGTTCCAGAAAATGTAGCATCTTCAGGCATAACTCTAGTACAATATAGTTGTTTGCCGTATTTAAGATAACCAACACAGGCAAGAATATCAAGATATGAAGAGTTTGTTGGTTTTCCGAAAGTATTAATTAATTCATCTGTATTAGTTACTAGATATTGTTCATTTTCTGGACCTTTATACGTGTTTCGAAGTACATTTACAGCAACAGAAGTAGCAACTGCAGGTATAGTAGTTGTTAAATCTATTTCTCTTGTATATACTCCAGGTGATAGTGCGAAACTCACAATAGGTTCCTCCTAATTTGTTTATTATATTATTATTTATATTTAATTAACTTCAAAATAATCGTAAGAGAATGTGGACGTACATTCTAGATAATTTTCTCCATCTCTATAAGATAGAGTAACTTTATCTAAAGAAATAGGAAAAATATTATAATAAGATAATGAAAGAATTTGTGAATTATAGTGATTATATACTATTAAAGAAGCATCAATAGAATATTCATTTAAATCTTTCCCCACAATATCTTTATTATTATTTATTTTAGTTAATCAATCATATAAGATTTTTCAATTTTCAAAATTTTCGTCTATTAAAAAAGTTATTTCAAGTTCTTCAAAATTTAAGTCTGAATTTATAGAATTAATATGTTTTCCATTTCAATCTGAAGTATTTTTATCAAAAGAAAGTCCTGGAATTCCTGTATTAATTAATTGAAGAATAAGTTGTTTTGAATCAAATAAATCTGAAGAAAAAGGTAAAACAGGAAATATTAATTGAAAATTATTACCTGAAGCTGGATTAATAGAATAAATTGACATTTATATGTCTCCCTTAATAATTTCATATTCATAATCTGTTTTATCTCCAGAAATAGCAAGTGTTTCATAAGTTCCTAAATTATCTAAATCTTTTAATTTTAAATAGATTTCTTTAATAATTTCAGTATCATAAATAGGTTTTAAAACATAAGATTTTACATCAAAAGATAAAGTTCAGTTTATTATTCTATAATTATCTTCTGAAATATCTGCATCGATTTCAGGAGAAACAGAATTTAGAATATTTTTGCAATCAAAATAAATATCTAATTCTGGAATATTGACTCTAGTGCTAACATAAGGAGTAAAAAATGGAATTATTTGTTCTAATATTTGATCAATTTCTGTATTATATAGTGCAGCTATAGATAGATCATAAGTAAATCTACAAGGAATTAAATTATTAATATAATGATTATTATTTTCTGTTAATAATTTAATATTTTTATTAACGCCTTGTTCATTGAAAGTGGGATCCACTGAAGTTAAATGAACACCAATAATTGGAAAAATTTTTTCATGGCTTCTTTGATAAATTCAACTATAAAATTTTTGTTTAGGTCCATATTTTATTGGCACTCTAACATAATTAACAATTTCTTTATTTTTATTATATTTAGCAATTTTAATATTATTAAAAATATCTAGAAATTGAATAGTGGTTTTTCTAATTGTATTAAAACTATAAAATTGATCCATTTATTTATTCCTCTTATAAAGTATCGAATCCATAAATTGTTGTGTCGAGATTGTCATAGGATTCTATTTTTTCTGATTCTTCTTCTATATAATCATTTTCGCCGTAAGAAGAAATTGGTTTAGAAGTAGTTGTTTCATTTATTTCTGGAAAATCAATTTCACTTGGTGTATCAAATAAAATATCGTCTGCGCTTTCACTTTGAGAACTATATCTATATGGTCTACAAATAAATTCTCAAATCATTTTTTTGCCTTGAAAAATTTTACTTTCACTTCCCACGTCAGCAATTTCATAAGATTTATTATTTCATAATGTTTTAATTACATCCCCAATTTTAGGAATAAAAGTATTTGAAACATCTCTTGAAAATATAGATTTACTTATTTGCATTGCTTCTATTGTATCATCTGAAGTCATACCAAATACATTTAATACTTCAATTTCATTAGTTGGTTCATATAATAATTTTGTAGTATAAGGACCATTTCATTCAGATATAGAATTTTCTCCATATAATGTATCAGGATTTCCAGCAGATAAATTTAAACTTCAATATTCAATAGGAAATCCCCCAATATCATTAAATTCAGAAATTACAGAATCAAATAATTCATATTCTTGTTCTGTTTGATTTAAATCTAATAATTCTCATTCGGGAACAGCAGTAATTGATAAAGTCATTTTACATTACTCCCATTGAAATTCCATAACCATCAAAAGCATATTTTTCATCTAATTCTTCTTCTAATTTATCTTTTTCTTCTTTTCCTTCTGATAATAATTCAGATCCGTCTAAAGTAATTCCAACATTACCAATACTTCCTGAGCCATTAGAAAATTTTCTTCTTATATATCCTAAATTTATTTTTAATAGTGCTAAAGCATATTCTTGTATTCATTTTTCATTACATAATTTATTTTCATAATCTTCTCAATTTCAATTATCTAAAAAAGATCCTGTATAAGCATAACTTCTAATTAATAAATATGTATTTTTATCTGGCACAGGTGTTAAAGATAATTTTTTATCAAATCTAGAAAATCTATATGTATAACTATCAACAGTAAATCTTGCTAATGTTTCTAAAAAATCTAATGCTTGTTGATAACCAATTAATCCATTTCCATTAACAAAACTATCTGGATTTAAAATTCCATTTGAATAAAAATAATTTTCAATAGTAAATAATGTATTTATTCCAGAAACATAACCACCTTCTTCATAATCAATAATATCTGTAATACCTTTTGGCATTTCATATTCAGATATTCCAGCTGAAATTGGTAAAGTAAAATAATATTCAGATACAGCATTACCAATAGCAAATTCACAAAATTTATCAATAGCATCAGAAATACTATCTTCTAATTGATCATCAGTAATTTCTACCTTTACATAAGGAAATCCTAACTTTCTTTTCAATTTTTCTTTTAATTCAGATTTTGTCATGTTCACTCCAATATTTTGTCTAGCACCATTGTCAGAAGCTTCAGAATGCCTCAGATTTAATTCTACAAAAAAATATGATAGAATATAAAGTAAATACAATTAAATCAAATCTAAAGGATTCTAATCATAATTTAATAGTTTTAAATTAATTTATTATTATTTATATTAAATTGTTTACAAACAAAAAGTTTTTTGATATAAATAGAAATAAAGGTTTTGGATTTAATGGTTGACTAATAATCTATCATTAAACGATTAAATTAAATTTAATCGAGAATTTCTTTTCCAATAAAGAAAATTCCATATCATTGATATGAAAGATCCGCCAAGGGAAGCAAATAAAAACTTGGGCACAAGAATTTATATAATTTTTATTATATATACTCTGATAAATGTTGCCAGTTTGGCATTTATTGGAAGATAGATTAAAAATCTAGACTGTACTAGAATTCAAAATAATTTAATAATTTTCTAGTAGTAAAATCCTTAGATAATTAAATTATTGAGAATTGGTAAAACTGTGGTTTTTTATCGCCTCTATTATATTAAGCGATAAAGTTCTTCTTTAAACTAGACCTTGTGAGAATCTTTTTAGGAACCACAAAACTGGGTATGTGAAATTTGATAGCGACGGAAATGCATTACTTTAATTAGTTTAATACATTTTTTGAGTTTTTAAATTGAGTATAATTTTTCTTTATTATTAAGTTATAAGGATAATTATGCTCTTTTTTCAAGCTCAAGAAATGCATTATTAACCATTAATTTTTTTAAAAAAAATTTAAAAATTAAAATCTTGATCTAAATAATAATCATTTTCAATATCTGATAAAATTCCTCAAATTTCTTCATCTTCTTCAGATTTATTAATATCAAAAAAATCTGAATCTTCAAATTCATTTGTAGTGAATGCAAATGCTACTCAATATAATCCTGAAATTAAATCATCTTTTCCATCTACTGTTGTTAGAGAATTTTTTTTCTCTGTATATGTAGATAATTGTCTAGCAGTTTCTTTATCTTTAATAATTAATTGTCCATCATCAATTAATTTTTTCATTGTTGTTATTGCAGTATTTTTTGTTCCTTTTGTTGCTCTAATTCCTATTTCTTCTATTTTATTTCCATGATTATATAAATTTGGATTTTCAAAAACTCATCATAAGTTTTGAGAAACAGCAGCACCTTCTCCATTATTTTCAATAAATATTTTAGCATTATTATAATATATAGATAATTTATTAATAATTTCAGAGAATTTGTATGTATTAGTAGTATTAGATTGAAAAGTAGCTACATTTATTATTTTAATTGGATTTAATGATTCAATTTTATAAATTTGAATTGTTGCATCGTGAGCACCAGATCCTTTAGATGGATCAATTCCCATTATATAATTATTTTTTTCTTGTGGATATTCGTAAATTCTTAATTTATTTTCAAGATCATAATGAATTGGATTGGTAATAGTTGTTTCCATATAAGAAATAGCTTCTTTAGATAATAATGTATTAGCAGAATTTCCAAAAGAAACATTAAATTCTTGATCAAATTGTTGTTGTGACATATTTCTTAATTGTTGTTTCTTTCATTCTTCATTTCTTCCAGGAACTTGATCTCAAGTAACTTTTAAATGTTTATATTCATTTAAATTTTTTTCTGCATTAGTATATAATTCATGAAAGTGATTAAATAAACCATTTGGTGTAGAAATAATAATAATTTTTGATGTTTTAGAAGCTGCAATAGCTGGATATGCAGAAGTATAAAATTCTCTAGCAATATTATTTTGAATAAAGGAATACTCGTCCAATAAAAGTAGTGAAATTGAGCGTCCGCGAAAAGTATCTTCTGTAGTAGCAGATGTTTCAATTCGCGAACCATTTTCAAATTCTAAACAACCTTTATTATATTCAACAACTCCTGGTTTTAATCAAAAAGGTAATTCTTCATACATTAATTTAATTCTTCTTAATACATCTTTAGCACCAGAAGCTTTATTAGAAGCAATACCAATAAATTTATCTTTATTAAATAAAGCATATCATAATGCATAAGCACCCAATGTTGTAGTTTTACCAGATTGTCTAGAACAAAGAAAAATAGAAAATCTATTTTTATTACAAATATCAATAATTTTGTATTGATAATCATATAATAAATTTCCTAATTTTTTTCTTCCACCATCTAAAGTAACAATAGTAACAAAATTTAAAAAATAAGTAATATTTTTTGAACATTTTACTAAATCTTCAATTTGTTCTTTTGTATATTCTTGTTCTAAATTGGGTTCTTTAACAAATTTATCATCATATCTAATTGCCATTTTTAATTACCTTTTATCATTTTTTCTACTAATTCCGGTTTTCAAAAAGAATTATCATTAATTAAGAAAACTTTAGGATCAGGAAATTC